TTAGAGGTTAATTATGGCAGGAGCATTAGACAGTTTATTTAAAGACGTAGCGAAACAAGTCGTTGCTGACCTTGGTTCGGCTTTAGATACAACTATTACTTATACAAGGAAAGCTTCTCCTAGTTACAACACTTCCACAGGTGCTTTAACTACTACTGATACGAATTACGCTTCTATAAAAGTTCCTATTGAATTTATTCAATCAGAGGAAGATGATGATCGTGAATTAAGGAGGGCAAAATTATATATAACACCTGATTTAATTGGAGGGAATCAACCTACTCTTCAAGATGAGATTACTTTGAGTTATGCAGGAGGGAATAAAGTAGCTCAAATTATTGATATAGATACTAAAAAAGGTGGGCAAGTTTACTTACATACGATTCAAGTGAGGTTCTAAATGGCACGAAGAAGAGCTAGACGGAGGAAATCCAAGCAGAGTTATGGAGAATTACAAGCTGCTTTAAGTGCAAAAGAAAGACCAATTGAAGATCTTGAATCAGATTTATATGCTGAAATTGAGGCTGATTTTAATTTATTAATCAAGGCTACTGTTGCTGATTTAACGAGTGATGCTGCAAAAGGTGGTTATAGCCCTGTTCTGACAGGTTTCTTTGCTTCTAATTGGAAGGCAGGGACAAGTGCTATTAGTAAAACTGAGAATATTAAAGGTACTGAGTGGGACAAGATCAGGAAGAAAACTATCAAAATAGGAACTAAGACAAAAACTGTTTTAGCGTCTGGGCAAAGTCCATTAATTAAGCAAAGACATTCGGTCCCTGAATTTTCATTAAAAAATAGAGTTTTTATAGGAAATGCAGCTAAATATTCGTCTTATGCTCTTATGTCTCCAAAATCAAGATTAGTTGCTTATTTGTCAGGAGGCGGAGGAGGAACTACTTCTATAAATCAAAGAATTGATGAAATAATGACGGATCGTAAAGCAAGTATCAAAATTGGTGCAGGAGTAGAAGGTGGAGCTTTCTTCGGTAGATTGAGAACTAAGAGTGAGCCAGGCTTTACACCTAGAACTGGCTATACATCCACCCAAGGTTCTTAATAATGACACTTGTAAATGCGAGAGCTGCTTTTGAGAAAGCAATTACTGATGCAGTTGCGGCTGCTGATAATACAGTGAAAATTCTCTATGACAATGTTCCTTATACAACTCCAGGTAAGACAGTCAAATATATGATTTTAGGGGTTAATTTTGGACAAGCAACAGTTCAGAATCAAGGTGCAGCGAGTGATTTTTATACTGGATTTATACAATGCAATATTTACGTTCCAAAATCGAAAGGTAGTGCAGTTTTAGCAGCAATTAGTGAATCAGTTATTGATGGAATGACTTCTGTAAATGCTTCAAACTATACAGATACTTTTAGTTGTAAACCTAGAACTTTAGATGTTGCTGGGCCTAGTGTTTTTGAATCAGACGAGGAATCTCATGCTATGGGAGTCATCACTTGTCAGTTTTCAGCAAACGCTTAGTATTATAATATTCTAAGATAATTTCTTCTTTTTATGTCAAAAGCCATTGAACTGCTCCGCAATAACTTTGGGGTTAGTCAGCTTTATCAGCACGAAGTAGTAAAGAATGGGGAGTCAATCCTTACTGTTTACTGGAATCCTTTAACTATTGCTGAGAGGGAGTCTATCCAGAAGAAAACTGGAAAGACGGAAGATGCAAATGAGTTTGCCTTAGCATTAATGATTCAAAAAGCTTTAGATAAAGATGGAGTAAGGCTTTTTCAAGATGGAGACAAAGCTGCTTTAAGAAGAGAAGTTGAGGCTGCTGTCTTACAAGAGATTCAATTAGCAATGCTTGAGTCTGGAACGGACAAGGAGGTAGAAGATGCTAAAGCAGAGATGAAAAGCTAATGGAGAGATCAGTTTTGTTTATTCTTTAGCAAAAGAATTAGGCAAGACAGTATCGGAATTAACCCAGACGTTGACAAGAGAAGAGATGCTTAATTGGGCTGCGTTTTTTGCTTTACAGAATGAAGAAATAGAAAAAGATAGAGAAGCAGCGCAAAGAGGTGCTGCTAGTCGAACGCAAACAAGGTAAAGTGTAAGAAGTTCCTTTTAAAAGTGTAAAGGGTGGCTCAAGGTTATACCAAGTTAATAGATTTTAAGGTTAAGGATGGTGCAATCCGACAGGCCACTGAGCGTTTATTTAAAAGTTTAGACAGGATAGAAAAGAAGTTAGATGCGATAGGTGGGAAAGGAGGGAAAGGATTCAATCAAGTTGCTAAAGGTGCAGAGAAAGCAGCATCAAGTTTTAAGAAATTTGAAGCAGCCTCTAATTCTGTTAGAAAAGCATCAGAGAAGACAAGAGGTACTATTGCGAAATTGAGCATAGGTGCTGTTGCACTTGCTCATTCTGCTGGTCTTGTTGATAAAGCATTAAGGCAAGCAAAAGGTCCATTTGGCGCATGGACAAGTCTTGCAGATCTGACGACTAAGAAAGTATTAGCGTTGAAAACTCATATTTTAGGTCTTGCTGCTGCACATCCAGCTTTGGCAGGTGCAGTAATAGCTGGTGTTGGTGCATATACGCTATTTGGTTCTAAAATTTTTGATGTTAAGAGGAATCTGACGGGATTTGTTGACAAAGTAAAAAAGGCAGAGAAAGCTGTTCGTCAATTTGTTACGCAAGTTAAAGCACCTAAAGGTGAACTAACAATATTTGATCGGATTCAGTCTGCAAAAGGTGGTGGTTTAATTGGTCTTCAGAAATTATTAGATCAAGTTACAGCAGCTCAAGCGAGATTAATTTCAACTAATAGAGGATATGTAGCGCAATCAGAACAAGTTAGAGCAGTTGAAAAAGCTTTGACTGCTGAATTGATGGCAAGGAAGCGGGTGATGGATCAAATTATAATGAGTGAGCAGAGTAGGACTCCAACTTCAAGTCTTACAGCAGCAGCAGGACAAGCAGGAGGATTAGAAGGTTTAAGGGATTTATTAGCAGAAGCACAAGGCATCCAAGATCGGATGTTGACTACAAATGAGAAATATAAGGTTGCTTCAGCAAGAGTAAAAAATATTCAAAAAACTATCAATGCTGAATTGAAGGAAAGAGATCGAATAATGGGTAAAGTTAATGAGAAAGAACAGAAATCTGTAACTTTAGGTGAGAAATTAAGGGGAATAGCATCAAAGGTAGGAGGTAAAGCTGTTCAAGCAGCAAGGCCTGGGAGAGGAATAGAAAGAAGAGGTTTGTTTGCAGGGGGATTAGGTGCAACCGCAGGTTTAGGGATGGCGGCAGGTGGTTCAATAGGATCAGGGATCGGAGCAGGTTTAGGGAAGGTAAGTGGAGCAGCTTCTTGGATGATGGGAGGAATCCCAGGGCTTCATGGTGCGGGTGCTGGTTTAGCTAAAGCAACTACTGATATAACAACACTTTCTACTGCTGCTAAAGGATTAGGAACAATAATGGCTTCTCATCCTGCCATTATCGGAACTGCTTTAGCTGCTTGGGTTGCTTTTGGAGATAAGGGGATAAGGAAGGCTATTGAAAATATGTTTGGGTTAGGGAAGCAGACTCGGAAGACAACTGCTTCTCTCTTTAAGTTTGGGAAAAACAACGCAGCTATAAATCAAATCGGCAGGGAGTTGCAGATTTCCAAAGATGCTATGCAGAAACTTGGAATTGCTTCCGAGAAAACAGCAAATCAATTAAGAAGAGTTAAGAGTAATGTCAGAGCAAGTGCAATAGGAAGAGAAGTAAGTGGTTTTGCTGCTTGGGATTCAAAGACACAAACGCAATTAGCTGCTAAAAAATCTCTTGAAAGGAAAAATAAGCGTTTAGTTCAACAAGGGGAAGAGAGATTAACAGGTGAAAGATTAATAACTAAGGAGCTGAAAAAACAAAACACAGTAAGAGATAGGGCAATTAATAAACAGCAGAAACAGATAAATAATATGTTTACGGATCAGGCAAGAAGAGAGAGAAGATCAGGCGCAAGAATCAGGTTGATGGGTAAGAAGATGGGTATAAATAGATTAGGTGGAAAAGATGCAGAGAGTTTAATGCTTGGAGCTGGTTTCCCCATGTTATTTGGTGGAGGACTTGGTTCTGTTGCTGGTGGTGTAGGTGGATCAGTTATAGGAAATGCGATGGGAATGGGTGGCTTTGGAACCCAGATTATTGGTAGTGCTATTGGAGCGCAATTAGAAGCAGTACATAATCGAGTTGTTGAAATCGGCAATGCAACTCAAACTTTAAATTTAGATGCTTTAGAACAATCAGGTATTCGTGTTAACGCTCAATTAGAACTTCAAATACGGAAGTTAAAGAGAATTGGAGATTATAAAGGGGCGCAAAAAGCTCTCGATAAACAAGTTTTCTGGACAACTGGTGGTGCAGGAGAACTTAATAGAGATATTTCTACTGGTGTAGCAGCCTTACAAGAATCATGGAATGGGTTCTTGGCTGCTGCTGGTACATCTCTTGGAATTGTTTTCACTCCAATTGTTTATGCTTTGACAGCTATTTTGAAATTAGTTCAAGGTATTTTCTTTACTTTCAATTTAATAGTAGGCTTTATTTTAGGAGCGATTAAAGATGGCGTTGTTTGGCTTTTAAATAAAATACCTGGTGGGGCAAAGTTGGTAGAAAGAATTGGGGAAGGTATGAAAGGACTTAATGCGAATTTAGATCAGATAAAAGTTAAATATGGAGAAATAGTGCAGGATTTAGAAAAAGAAAAAGATGCTATCCTCCTTAAATTGCAATACGGAGAGAAAGAAGCTGCTATTAGACAAAGAATTGCAGATCTGAGTCATTTAGCTACAAATGAGAAGGAGAAGGAAGCACTTGAAATATCCATTAGACGAATTGCAGCATTGGAAGAAGAGTGGAAATATCAATCGAAACTTAGGGGTGAAATAGAAAATTTATTAGATCCTATGTGGCAATTAAGTCAAGTAGCAAAAACAGTTGAAGATAGTTTCACAGAAGGATTCAAATCAATAATTAAAGGTTCACAGTCTGCTCAGGAGGCACTAGCAAGATTATTCCAAAGGACGGCAGACTTGTTCTTAGACATGGCTGCTCAAATGATTGCAAAGCAAATTGCAATGAAGATATTAGGGATTGGATTCTCATTCTTCGGTGGAGGTGGAGGAGCAGGAGCAGGAGCAGGAGCAACTACAACAGCCTCTTCTAGTGGAATAAAAATAGGAGGGATTATAGATCCTGCTGGGAAGGCAGCAGGTGGCCCAGTAACAGGTGGTAAACCTTACATTATTGGGGAGGAAGGGCCTGAATTATTTACACCTAGAGGTAGTGGACATATCACACCTAACCATGAATTAGGAGGAGGGAGCAGTAACGTAACAGTAAATGTTGATGCTTCTGGTTCGGCTGTTGAAGGTGATGGGGCAGAGGCATCAAGATTAGGCAAAATGTTAGGTGCTGCAATTCAAGCAGAACTAATTAAACAAAGAAGACCTGGAGGACTATTACGCTAATGGCAACTTTCCCTTCTGTTACTCAAGGATATGGAGCTACTAAAAATAGTAGCCCTAAGATTCGTACTGCTCAGTTTAATGATGGCTATATGCATCGAATTAAGTTTGGACAGAATATTGATCCTAAAATTTGGAGTTTAAGTTGGGTAAATATAACGGAAGTTAATGCAGATTCTATAGAGGCATTTCTTGAAGCCAGAGTAGATGATGGTGCGTCATTTGATTGGACACCTCCTGATAGTTCTACTGCTTACAAGTGGATTTGTTTAAGTTGGGTAAAGACAATTCCTTATGTTAATAAAGCAACTATTAGAGCAACATTCCAACAAGTATTTGAACCTTAGATGGCTGTACCTGTATCTGAACTACAGAAGATAAATCCTAGTAATGTAATTGAATTATTTCAATTGCAACTAGATAATGATATTCATGGTTCAACAACAACTTATTATTTTCATAATGGAACTTCGGAGAATAAGGACGCAAATATTATCTTTAATAATTTAGAGTATACAAGGATGCCTATAGAGGCAGAAGGTTTTGAATTTAATGGTAAACAATTACCAAGGCCAACTATAAGAATATCAAATATTTTAGGTACTTTCACAACGATACTTCTTACTCTCTCACAGGGTTTAGAGGGTGCAAAAGTAACAAGAATTAGAACCCTAGAGCGTTATATAGATAATACAAACTTTGATGGTGGTGATATAGTCCAAGAGTATAATTCTGCTTATTATATTGTTCAAGAAGATGGGGAAGTAATAGATCAAGAGGAAGGGACTAATCCACACGGGACACCAGATGCAACAGCTACCTTCCCTTCTGAAATCTATTACATATCGAGGAAATCCAGAGAGAATAGAGAAATGGTTGAATTTGAATTAGCTGCCAGTTTTGATCTTGATGGTGTTCGTCTACCCAAAAGACAAGTATTACCAGCAGACTTCCCTGGTGTTGGATCGTTTTATTCCTAATGTGGAAAGATGATGCAATAGAACATGCAAAGAAGGAAGATCCAAGAGAATCTTGTGGTCTTCTAGTAGTTGTAAAAGGGAAAGAGAAATATTGGTCTTGTGGAAATTTAGCTGTTAACCCAGAAGATCAATTCATATTAGATCCTTTGGATTGGGTTAAAGCAGAAGATACAGGTGAAATTATGGCAGTCATTCATAGCCATCCAACAACTAGCCCTCAACCAAGTGAAGCAGATAAGGTTGCTTGTGAGAAATCAAGTATTAAATGGTGGATTGTGCAACCTAATTTAAATCAATGGGTTGAATGCGATCCATGTGGTTATAAGGCTCCACTTATAGGAAGAACATGGGTTTGGGGCGTACAGGATTGCTGGAGTTTGTGCAGAGACTGGTATCAAGAAGAGAGAGGAATTATTTTGAAAGATTGGGAGAGACCTACCGATCCAGAT